CGAAAGCGTATTTTGTCGCAATCAAACCAACCGCCTTCATTGGTATAGTTTGTGCCTTCTTTATTGATGCCGGGTTTAAAGACTAGTTTTTGTAATGGCATAGGTTATCCTAGTGCTGCAAGGGCTTTAGTTATTTTTTGCAATCTGTCATCTAAACCAAGGGTTCCCCCGTTAATTCGTTTAGTAATTTGACCATGTTCTTGTTGGTCAGCAAGTTCGTTTAATCCTTTTTTGTTCCAAAACCAACCCGCGCTTAAAGCCGCATATTTAGGATCAAGTAGCCAAGCAGGATTACTGATAAGATCCACACCCAAACTAGATCCGCATCGCTCATAATTTTCCCGCCCCGTTAATTGTATCAAACCTCTACCATGAAAGTTCCACCCATCATTTTCTTGGTTATTGCCAAGGCGCCCTGCATAAACTTTATTAGCCAAAGCCTGTGGGTTATATGCATACTTGTCGGCGGAGGCTAAATCAGGGAAACGACTAGGCCAAACTTTAGTTAATCTTTCTGGGCTGTAGTTAAGGTTTTCTTCCAACTTAGTAAAATTAGCCGACTCATGAGCGCACTGACCAATAAACGCTGCTTGACGCTTAGGTGTATTAATTTCATACTTATCAAAAGCAGCCCGCAAAGGCTCCTCCCATTTTGGGTCAATACCAAGAGTTTGAAGGGCATTACTTAGATTCGTTGTCATCGTGCCCTATTTTGATGCCTGTAATTAGCCCAATAAAACCACCAATAATGGTTTGAAACGCAGGGGTAATAGCTTCAAAAATTTTGTCGTTGTTAATGCTGGTATCAAATAAACCAATAATCATTGCCCCTACCATGCCTGTAACAACTATACAAAGAGTAGTAGTAACCATTAAAGTTACCCATGCGCTTAGTTCTGTTTTTTCGCTCATTCTTTAACCTTTGTACGCATATCAACAATTTTCTCTAAAGTACGGCCACCAAAGTAAAAAGACATAATGAGCATACCCCATTGCCCAAGCAGCTCTACATATTTGGAGTTTGTATCCATATCAAAAGCAGACATCATAGCAAACACAAAATAACCCGATATAATTGCAATCAAAGTCATTGGACGAATATTTTTAGCCAACCATGAATCGCTTGCCATATCAGCTTCTTGCCGTTTTGTTAATTCTTGGGCTTCTGCTGTATCAGCTTGGAGTTCTGCCAATCTTCCTTGCTGTTGCAACTCTAATAGCTTTGCTTGTGCTTCTGCTTTGGCGGCAGGGTCAGGAATAACTTTGTCTAGGATTTTCATCCCAACACTAATGATGTCGTCTACGCCAAACATTATTTAGCTTTCGGTTTGCGTGTTGCTTTTTTAGCTACAGTTGTTTTCTTTTTGGCAACAGGTTTTTTCTTTTCTTCTAGTGCTGGAAAAGGCCATTTTGCCTCAATATTAACTTTACCGATCTGCATATCAATTTTTGGCATGTAGCCTAGTTTGTCAAACACCCAATGAATAATAAACATAATTTTCCTTAAGTCTTGATAATAAAGTTGATACCGAGGTAAGGTGGCAGATTAGCGTTTGTACCAGAAACACCTTCTGTGCTGTTTGTTGTTCCTACTGTAATACCTGTAGATGCAGCATTAGTACTAGCACCAGTTGTTCCAACAGAAGCACCTCCAGTACCAACCCAGTTAAAGGACGGATTAGTACGAGTATTAACTTGACCATCAACAATAGTATGGCTGTGTTGTGGATCAGTTACGGTTGATGTTGCTGTATGGGTATGGCTTACTACAACTGCGTCAGCACTACCGCCTGTGGCTCCAACGGTTGTTCCATAAGGAGTTCGGTTTGTGTAGTTAGGTAGGTTAAACGTAGTTGTTCCATCACCAACACCAAAAGTAGTACCAATCACCGCAAAAAGAGCAGCGTATGTAGACCGGCTTACCGCAGCTCCAGCACATAATAGCCAGCCACTAGGAGCCGTACCTGTACCCCACATTATTAAGCCACCCGTAGGAGCGCCATTAGATAACACAAAAGCCGTTGTAGCAATTTGGGTTGTATTAGTACCGGCAGTTGCCGTTGGGGCTAAAGGTGTGCCTGTTAGAGTTGGAGATGCTGCTAAAACAATACTTCCAGACCCAGTAACGTTTTGCCCTAAAGCGGTAGCAACGCCTGTACCTAGAGAAGAAACGCCTGTACCGCCAGAACCAGCGGGTAGTGGGTTTGTTAAAGTAACCGCCTGAGCAGAACTAATAGCAATTGCAGTCGTGCCACTAGTCTGGATAGCCATTGCCCCAGTAGTGTCGGTAGTAATATTTAAAGCGGTTGCCGTTGTTGTGCCAGCATTTATTGTAGTTGCCATATTAAATCCTTAAGTTGCTGAAGTAGAAGCCAACAAGTAATAAACCGTGCCGCCAATATTAACCGCTATTTTATTGGTGTTGGTGTTAGTAGTAGATGCAGTAACCCCAGTAGAAGCTAAAGCAGTGCCAGTAACCGTTGGAAAAGTAATAGTCGGCGTACCTGCAACTGCTGGAGCAGCTAAAGTTAAAGTACCACTTGTATCACCAGAAATTGTTAGTTGACCCATTATTTTTTCTCCAAAGTTTCAATACGTGCTGTAAGTGCTTTAATAATAGCTTGTTGTTCTTGAATAGCGGCAGTTAAAGTAGCTACTAAGAATGAAGTGTCAACGCCTTGATAAGCCGGTTTTCCGTCAGCGTTTACAGCATCTTTTTTACCTGTAACGGCATCAGGAACAACGGCTTGTAGTTCATGCGCAATAAAACCATTTGCTTTAGTACCGTTGGCTTTCCATGTATAGGTAACAGGCCTTAACTTGGCTACTGTGCCTAAAGCATCAGTCATTGGTGCAACATCTTCTTTTAAACGATAGTCAGAAACAGAAGTATAGGCAACGCCAGCACCAGCAGAAATACCAACAATATAGCCAGCAACAGCACCACCATATTGATAAGCTGAAAAAAATCCTGCTGGATTTGCATTGGAATGAGAAGTTACAAAATTACCATCTGATTGCTGAAAGTAGAATCCATTTTTATTGTTGTTATCTGAAGCAGTTGATGAATCAATACCAAAACCACTAGAACCGGCAACATAAAAAAGTGAGTTTGCTGAAGCTGTAGTTGTGCCAACTAACACTCTACCATTGCCAGTTACACTAAATTGTGCGGCAGCATTAGTAAATACTTGTAGTGGATAAGAAGTTCCATCAGTTAAAGATGAAGCATTTTTATAAGCTACTTTAATACCACTAAAACCAATGGCAGAATCTACGCCGCCTAAAATTACAGCATTTTTAAGAGATTGACCACTAAAATTATAATATGTTTCTAATTGTGCTGTAGGGCCAGTCGTGCCAATACCGACATTACCACTAGAATCAATACGCATCCGTTCAGTACCTGAAGTAGTAATAGCAGTAGCGTCAGTAGCAGGAAAGAAAATGCCGTTGTTTGTATCACCGGTAGTAGTAATAGCTGGGGCAGCGGCCGAACCAGCGGCAAATGTAGTTACGCCTGTAACCCCAAGAGTACCCGTAACACTCATATTGCCCGTATCGGTTAACCCAGAAGCAGTTAAAGTGCCGTTTACCGTAAAGTTACCCGCCGAGCCGGTTTGGGAAGAATAGAAGTTTGTGCCGTTGCAATATACTTGAGCAGTGATCCCGTTAGGAATAGTTACTGTAGACCCCGAAATCCCGCCAATAGTAATAGCGTAGCCACCGGAAGTGTTATTAGTTACCACATAAAGCTTGTTTATCAACGGGGCAATAATCTGACGGATCGCTGAGTTTGTACCGCCAACCACTAAAACCGCATTTCTAGCCTCATCTGAGGTGCCGTTATAGTTAGTCAATACGTAGTCGGCGTTGACCATTGTGATGTCTTGAACGCCTGTAATAGCCTGCTCCAAAAGAGTGCCGAGGTTATTATTAGTCGTAGTGCCCCATGTGCCAGACTGGTCGCCAGTGCCTATAAGCTCTAATTTAAGAGACGGTGAGTATGAAGATGCCATGTTTTAATCCTTATTCTTGCGTGTTATCAATCTGCTGCCAGTTAGGGTTTTGGGTATCCCCAATATTTGTCCAAGTTACAGTTTGACCATTATTTACCGATGTCCAAACCACTGTTTGGGAGTCTACTACCCTAAACCAACCACGCCCAATGACTTCGTCCAATGATACCAAATTCTCAGTTATTTGGCTATTGAAGTTGGTTTGGGCACTTATTAAATCTGCCAAAAGCGTGGCTTCTGTAATAGACGATATAAAAACGGCTGTATTGTTCTGGGTATCTGTAGAGGTTATTATTTCAGTAATAGCGGAAGATAGCTCTTTAAGGACTGATTGTGTATTTGCTAAACCGCTGTTTTCTGTAATAGATGATGCAAAACTAGTGCTGGCTGACTCTAAATCCGCAGCTTGTAAAGCCTCTGTAATAGCAGCTTGAAAGTTAAGTTGTACCGATTCTATATCGGCTAAAGTATTGTTTTCGGATACTGAACCTACCAAAGTTAGGGTTATTGACTGTACATTGCCAAGGGTTGAATTTTCAGTTCTGGTAACGGTAAAGGCTACAGTAGCGCTTTCTAAATCAGCCAAAACCGCATTTTCAGTAATAGCCGCTGTAAAAACATTAACAAATACACTAGTATCAGCAGAGGATAAAGGTTCTGTTATAGACGCTGTAAATACAAATCCAGCATTTGATGAATCTGCTAAAACACTATTCTCTGTAATACTTGAACTAGTTGCCAAAGAAGCTGTTTCAGAATCAGCTAGAGTAGAGTTTTCTGTATCTGATGCATTAAAAACGTTTGCTGAAGTATCTACAACATCAGCTAGGTTAGAGTTTTCTGTGTTAGAGCCGGCAAAAATACCAAGCGCAGAAAGAACATCGGCTAAATTAGAGTCTTCTGAAATTGAAGCTGTAAGCGCTGTAGTAGTAGAATAAACAATAACAATACCGCCTTGACCACCAGCACCTGCTCGATTTGTGTTATTGGCTATAGTCAAACCGCCACCGCTAGCGCCACCACCAAATAAACCTCCTAGTACAAAACTTGATGACGATGCACCACTTGCTCCCGGACCTCCAGCCCCACCACCACCGCCCATACCAGCGTTTGCAATGTCGGTACCCGAAGAACCATAGCCCACAAGGGTAGTAGTTCCGTTAACGCCACCGCCACCCCCTCCGTTAAATCCTGCTGTATTTGCTGCCCCACCACCAACACCAGCGTTATTATTTCCTCCAGTACCGCCTGTAGCAGAAGAAGCATTACCACCAACAGAACCATTTCCATTACCGCCACCACCACCGCCAGCTACGTTAGCACTGATTGTAGAAGCAAACCCATTACCGCCATTTGCACCTGTTCCTAATGGACCACCAGCACCAGCACCAGCACCGCCCCCATTACCAGTTAAAGAAACAGTTGAAGTTGAACCAGCACCACCTACTCCACCATTAAAAGTAGAACCTGTTCCTGCTGTGCCCCCTGTAGAAGACGTGGCAGTTGCTTGCCCACCGCCACCGCCTGTGGTTGTATATGTACCCGAATTAAATGTAGTATTTCCACCCGCAGAACCGTTAGCAGCTGGACCACCACCATTGCCACCAGCACCAATGGCGTAAGAAATAGAACCCGATAAAGTTACATTGGTTGCTTTGGTATAACCACCACCACCTCCCCCTCCACCGCCAGCACCGTTTGGTGCGGTATAGTAAGCGCCAGCACCACCACCACCCCCACCAAAAAGATGAATTTCATTATTGGAATTATTCCAGTTTGCAGGGGTAGTAAAAGAAGTTCCGCTTGTCAAAACATAAACAAACTGGTTTGTAGTTGGTGCAATAGCTGCAACACCTTGCACGTTTGAACGCAATCTTGTGTTTGCGCCAGCATAAAAAGTAACTGGGGCTAAGTTTGACGTTATGTCTGTTACATCTAAATAATCAATGCTTGATGTGCGGTTTGTGATTGCTAAAGTTGCTATTGTATTTGTGGGAGCGCTATTAACTGTTACCACATTACCTGATGTGCCAGTTACCGACCAAGTTGTGATGGTTTGTGTTGTTCCAGCGGTAAATCTAATTGCATGCGCTACAGTTTTTGTACTATTTAATGTTGTAAATGTATTACCTGTGCCAGAAATAGTAGTAGTTGATATTCCAGTTGCACCGCCAATAGTTAAGTTGTTATAGGTTAAGCCACCACCAGCAAAAGTTCTAGCAGTTGTGGATGTATCACTTAAAACAATGTTGGCTGTGTCTTTGTTAAACGTAAGGCCAGTAGTTGTTCCCAAATCCCAAACAGTTCCTGTGCCGGACAATGTCCAAGTGCCGGAACTCATAGTAATAGTACGAGTATTTGAGTTGTTTGAACTAAATAAACCGGGGGTGAAATTAAAACCACTAGCGTTAAACACGCCGTTAGTTAGAGTGTAGGTTCCGGTTGTTGCTAATGTTAAAGCATCGCCTAACGCAACTGTACCACCAACACCGTTTTGAGTGATTGGGTTTAATGTTTTTGTAGCAGATGTAATTGTTGCTATGCCAGAAGTATTGGCAAAAGTAAACACGCCAGTACCGGTGGTAAAGGTCATACCAGAAACTAAAGTCAAACTACCATAGAACGTAGCGGTTGTGGTACTTGGTGACCAAGTTCCAGTAAAGCCAGTAAAGTTTAAAGATTTAAAGAAACTAGCGGATGTTACAGCAAAAGTGCCAGCTGCGGCAGTAACGTTAAAGTTAAGCGCATTTGTTTCTGTAAAGCTAGTTGCTGTTAAAGTTAAAGTACCGGTGTTGGTAACGTTTACAGTTGGTGTGCCGGTGTAAGTTAAGCTAGTGCCAACTAGGTCAACTGCTGTGCCAGAAAATGTTGCTGTTATGTTGCCTGTACCAAACTGAATTACACGGGTATTTCCAACGTTTGAAAGAAATCTACCTGCAGATAACGTAAAGTTTGCTAGGTTTAATGTGCCGGAAGTTAACGTAAAAAGTCCGTTTGCTGATGACAAAAGAGTTAAAGCATCACCTAAAGCAACTGTACCACCAGCGCCGTTTTGAGTAATTGAGCTTAATGTTTTACCAGCCGAAGTAATGGTCGCTGTTCCGGAGGTATTAGCAAATGTAAATACGCCTGTGCCAGTGGTAAAGGTCATGCCGGATACAAGCGTCAAATTACCGTAAAATGTAGCTGTTGTTGTGCTAGGGGCCCAAGAACCAGTAAATCCAGTAAAGTTTAACGACTTAAAGAAACTAATAGTTGTGAAAGTAAGTGCATACGTACCGGTAGTAATATTAAAATTAAACGCATTTGTTTCTGTAAAGCTAGTTGCTGTTACAGTTGTTGCTGTTGCACTGTTATTACTAATGTTTACAGTTGGTGTGCCTGTGTAGGTAAGGGACGTTCCAACAACGTTAAATGCTGTACCAGAACCAGTTGTTGTGATGTTACCTGTACCAAATGCAAATACACGTGTGCCTGTAGTTGAAACAAATAAACCAGTTGAAAGAGTAAATGTTGATAGCGATAAAGTACCGGCTGTGAATGTAAATGTGTTAGTGGTGTCTAATGTTAAGTTGGCACCTAAAGTTACGCTAAAAGCACTACTAATAGAACAAGCAAATGTTGTTGAACCAGCAGTAATGGTACTTGCTGCACCAATGGTTAATAAACCTGTAGCAGACCAAGTAGTTGTACTAGATAAGGTAATGTTGCCAGAAACAGTTAATGTACCTGTTGAGGTAAATGTGCAAGTTGCGCCAGTTGTATTTAATGATGCACAAACAGGAGAACCTGATAAAGTAATAGTTGGAGATCCGGAGTTGCCATCAACAATTACATCGTCAACTAAAGTAGGGGCCGCTTGTCCACCAGTACCGCCAGAGGTTGACGACCAATGTGTTGTAGTTGTTGCGTCCCATGTGCCATTACCGCCGACCCAATAAAGTGTGCGGGCGGTATTAAAGTTATAAGTAAATGCAACAACACCCTGTGCGCCAGCTCCAAATGTTTGGCCTGAACCACCACCACCACCATAAAGTCCTCCGGCACCAGCTGTAGAACTTCCGCTATTGTGTCCGCCACCGCCGCCACCACCCGAACCTGCGGTAGCATTCCAGTATGTTCCTGCTCCACCCGCACCACCGTTACCTGTTGCATTGCCTAAAGCACCGCCACCACCACCACCATTTGTAGGGGTAACAAGAGCATTTCCATTATTGTTACCTGAAACACCGCCGTTACCACCAGATTGGCTTATAGAAAAACCGCCCCAACCTCCACTGGTAGATACAGATATAGCGGTTCCACCTACGGTTCCCGCAGATGTTAGAGTTGCGCCAGAACCGCCGCCCCCACAACCACCTCCTGATGATAGGGTAGTACCACCAGCGCCACCAGCACCACCAGGACCACCAGCTCCACCACCCCCGCATTGAGAGTTAATGAAACCACCACTTGTACCACCAGCACCACCAGAAAATACTGTGGTACCGATACAAGAACCTGAAGCGCCACCCAACCCCCCTGTACTCGTTGTGGTTGATAGTCCCGCTTTAGCCAATGCGCCTTGCGATGTTAGCGTTGGAGCTGTGTTGGATGCGGCGTTAAACCAAGTATCTCCTCCTGCTGTACTAGCAGAAGTTCCGCCAGCACCAATATTGACATAGGCAGTTCCGCCAGCTGTTATACCTGTGACTGCAGTAGAGGCTGCGTATGCGCCGCCGCCACCACCACCTCTTGTTTGACTTGCTGAAACACCTGCACCCCCGCCACCAATTGTTTCGACAGAAATTAAAGAATTAAAATCTAATGGTATGGTATATGTAGTACCGGATGTTATAAATACAACTTTATTGTTGGTGTTATAAGTAAATACAATAACACCTTGGCCCCCCGATGATGCTGTAGTAGATGATGCCCCAGAAGAGCCTGCACCACCACCATAAAGTCCTCCGGCACCACCGACTGAAGTAGCTGTGGTTGTATATCCACCACCACCACCTCCTCCGGAATAAACCCCTGTACCACCTGTACCGCCGTTAACGGTAGACCCACTACTAAATCCACCACCACCACCACCACCATTTAGAGGTAAAAAATTGTTTGCTTGATTCGTTACAGTACCAACAGAACCCCCGTATTGGTTTGTAGACGCACCACCTACACCACTGGCAAGTCCTGCTGTTCCAGCGACAGTTGATATAGCACCTGAACCACCCCCACCGCCGAAAGAGGTACCAACACCGCCAGCACCACCAACACCGCCAGCACCACCGGCTCCACCACCACCAGCACCTTTATTTCCAGAGTTTGTACCACCAGCGCCACCAGAAAATACTGTAGTGCCAACACCAGACGCAGAAGAACCACCAGCGCCACCTGTAGCGCTGGTTGCTGCTACACCACCTTTAGCTAAAGCGCCTTGGGTTGTTAATGTAGGGGCCGCACTTGATGCAGCATTGAACCAAGTATCACCGCCTGAAGTTGGTGAAGTTCCAGCGGTGCCTCCAGCACCGATAGAAACATAGGCTGTGCCGCCAGCCGTTAATCCTGTAACTGCAGTAGAAGCAGAATAAGCTCCACCTCCTGAACCACCACCATTAATATTTCTAAATGAGCCACCACCAGCACCAATAACCTCAACAGAAATTATGGATGAAAAATCAGTAGGTACCGTAAATGTAGTACCAGATGTTATGAGGACGACTTTAGTTGCCATTAGGCACTTTCAGCTGGTGGGAGGAATTGAGTTCCATCCCAAGTACCACCGATTTGAGCGTTGTTTCCTAAGTCGTCGGGCGTGATAATAAGCTGACACCCGTCTGGTGCGGGGTCAGTTGGTTCAGCTACGATTACATTAACAATTAAGCCGTCAGTTAATTGACAAACTGCACATATAGACATCTCTAACTCCCATACGAATTAAGATGTAGCTGTTGTTGAGTAAGTAACGTTCAATGTGTCTGTAGATGCAACAGTCTTGTTACCACCAGTAAATGAACCAGCAGAATACAAAGTACCTGTAGTGTTATCAATAGCAGAAGTACCGTTGATGTTAATAAAGCAGCCAGCTACAGTACCAGAACCAGTAAACGTAAATGACACAGCAGAAGAAGTTGTCTTAGTAGTTACGTTAGTCGGTGTTGTGCCTGTTGATGTTGCAGCGCTAAATGTTGGAGTCTTGCGTGTGCCAGAGTATGTAGGAGCATTAGTAGAACCAGACTCTAACCAACCAGCGTGAGATGATTGCGTATCAGCAGCAGCGTAAGTCGGTGTAGAAGCGCCAGACACTAGACCCATAACTACAGTAGCAGTAAATGAAGAACCAGCCAAAATGGTATCTAGCATCAGCTGTTTGCCAATAGCCATTACTAAGTTATCAATATGGTCTTCCCATTTTAAGTTGCCGTCTTTGTCGTAGCATTTAGCTTCGAAACGACCTTCCATGCCGACTGTTTCAGTAAAGTCAGCGTTTTTAATTAAAGAAGCGCTGGAAAAATCGCCAGTGCTTGTAATTTCGTTGTGCATAATTGCTCCTAGTTAACTAAATCTAATAATGGCGTTTGCTGCATTCGCCGTTGGAAAAGTAATTGTAAAGCTTGTTGTAGGGGTTTTATCCGCCCCAAAATCCAGCACTGCTACAGCTGCATTAGTTGTACTATTATAGATTAAAGCGCCCCTAACAGTAAAGGAAGCTGGATTCCAAGTTACATTTGAAAACGACAAATAGGCAGTATAGTCATCCGTTTGGGGAGGTATCACAGTAAGGGTTTGACCCCCTGCCGTATACCCCGTGCCCACCACTTCGCCTGTAGTTGTATAGGTTAAAGTGGATTGGTTTAGAGTAGCATTAGCGGTATACAGGGCAATTTTGTAGGTATAAGGGGTTCCAACTGCAAAGTTCTCTAAAGCGCTTAAGCAGTTCTTTTTGAATACGGTGCATTGACCTTGGGCAATTGTCATGGTTTAACCTGTCCAATACGGTATTGTCCGTCTCTATAAGCATCGCCACGCTCCAGACCAGAACCAAGACGGTTCAATTGAGCTAAAGCTTCGGTGTACTTTTCTTCATAGTATTTAACCAAGTCTGGCTCACCCTTCATAAAGAGCATAGCTTCACGCATAGCGCCATAAAACAAGACTGGATCATAGTTATCACCAAGCCAGCTTGTGCCTGCGGTGTTATTAACAGAACTTACAGGTATAACTAAACCAGAGCCAGAACCGCCAACATAAGTATTAGAACATGACAACACATCCCCAGCAACATAAAAATTGCCATTATTCTTAATAGTCACAGAAGTTACTGTTTGACCAGAAATAGTTATATTTGCAGTAGCGCCAGACCCAGAACCGCCTGTTAAAGGCACATTGCTATAGCTACCGTTGGTGTATAAAGAACCCCCAGTAATGGTGCCGATATTAAGAATAGCCCCTTGAACAATAGATACTGGGTAGTAAAAATAGTGAAGTTCTGCATTATAACTATCATCAGGAGTGGGACCTAAAATAAACGAAAGCTCATTAGCTTGGCTATACTGAGAACCAAACAAAGCGTAATACTTAGGCAGTCCATTGTTGCTAGCAGATGTGTTTGGATAAGCTTCTCTAATGAAGTTCACGTCTTTATTTAACAAATAAGTATAGTTACCAGACCCATCAATAACAGCCAATGAATATGTAGCAAGGTAGTCGTCAGGGCAAGATAAATACTTATTGCTAGCCGTAAGTGTACCCGTCACGTTTTTGCGTAACGATGGGATTTGGACCGAGTTATAAATACGGTCTTCTGCCTCTTGTACAAAGCGTGAAATATTCCCTACAAAGAGAGATTCCGTATTTTCAGAATAGTCCTGTATTGCTTGATACAGCTGTACGTAATTCATTCGGGTTTACCCTACTAGGCCATTGGCCCACGAGATGTAAAGCCTTTAGTTGCAGCACCATGACCGCGTTGTGCAATACCAGAAGTTTTAACTTCTTCATTTAGACCCATAGATACACGAGGTACTGGAGTATTGTTGTTCATGTCGTAGGCTTTAAGCTGATTACCACGAATTAGTGGTTCGCCTTTAGCTTCTGGTGCAGGTTTAGCTGCTAGTCCATGGGGTTTTGCATAAGCTTCTGCTGGTAAGTTATCGCGGTTTTTACCAACGGTAA